ATAAAATTAAAGAATCTATTTTAAAAGCTTTTAAGGCAGTTGATGGTTAGATTACCGAATATGCAGAAACAAAAGCCGAGAATATTGCAAACTATATTGAAGGCTATTGTAGCGAAGAGTCTACTCCATTATCTATTGAAGAAATTCAGGATCTTGTTGAAAATGGTTTAATGTCAACCAAGAGAAAAGACGTTGCTAAAGCATATATTAAATATCGTGAACAACGCACAAAAGAGCGAGAATGGAATAATGATATGATGCGGGCGGCGCGTGAAAAGCTCACTGGGGCTCGTATTGATAATCAGAATGCCAATGTCGACGAGCACTCATTCGGTGGCCGCCGCGGCGAATTTGATTCAGCGATTTTAAAACAATATGCACTTGATAATTGCATGTCAAAGATGGCTCGTGAAAATCATTTAAATAATGAAATTTATATTCATGATTTAGACCATTATGCAACGGGAGATCATAACTGTTTATCTATTCCTTTTGATGACTTGCTAGCTAAAGGTTTTAACACTCGTCAAACAGATGTAAGACCAGCCAACTCTGTTAATACAGCATTTCAATTAGTTGCTGTAATTTTCCAACTTCAATCTTTACAGCAATTTGGAGGCGTTTCTGCAACTCACTTAGATTGGACTATGGTTCCATATGTAAGAAAATCATTCTTTAAGCATTGGAAAGATGGTCATAAATATCTATTAAATGATAAAGATGCAGATGATTTAGTCTTTTTCAAAGAAAAGCAAATTGATGATGATTATTATCAAGATGGCGCTTATCAATATGCCATGGACATGACTGTTAAGGAACTTAAACAGGCTGTCGAAGGGTGTTATCACAATTTAAATACGCTCCAGTCGCGGAGTGGAAATCAGTTACCATTTACTTCAATAAATTACGGAACTTGTACATTACCTGAAGGGCGTATGGTAATCAAAGCTTTATTAGAAGGTAGTATTAAAGGTGTAGGCAAGTTCCATAAAACTCCAATTTTCCCATGTTCTATTTTCCAGGTAATGAGCGGAGTTAATAAAGAACCAGGCACCCCAAATTATGATTTATATAGATTGGCTCTTGAATCAACAGCAAAGAGATTGTATCCTAATTATGCTAATGTTGATTGGAGCGGAAATGCGGGTTATGATCCAAAGGACCCGACTACGTACTTTAGCACAATGGGATGCCGCACAGCAAATGGACTGGATATCAATGCTGAGCCAGGCGTCAATCCGCAGCGTAAAGATGGACGAGGTAATATTTGTCCTGTGACAATTATTCTTCCAACTCTTGCCATGGAAGCAAAACAAATGTTTGTCAATGAATATGATGACAATATTGTTGATGTATTTATGCAATTACTTGATAAAAAAATCCATGAAGCTAAAGATATGCTAATTGAACGATTTGAATATATTTGCTCACAAGATCCGGCCTCCGCAAAATTTATGTGGGAAAACCATACAATGAGTGGATATAAGCCAGAAGAAGGAATTAGATCTGCTTTAAAACATGGAACACTCGCAATAGGACAGCTTGGTCTTGCAGAGACTCTTCAAATTCTTATTGGCAAAGATCATACAACAAAAGAAGGTATGGACTTAGCAAAACATATTGAGCAGTTATTTAAAAATCGTTGTGCAGAATTTAAGCAACAATATAAATTAAATTTTGGAGTATATTACACTCCAGCTGAAAATTTATGCTATACTGCGATGAAGAAATTCCAAAAGAAATATGGAACTATTCCTAATGTTAGTGATAAAGAATTTTTTACTAACTCTATTCATGTGCCAGTTTGGACAGAAATTGATCCATTTACAAAGATTGATATTGAAAGCCAATTAACTGGATATAGCTCTGCGGGATGCATTACTTATGTAGAATTAGATAGTGGAATTTTGCATAACATTGATGCGCTTGAGCAAATTGTTAATTATGCTATGGATAAAGATATTCCGTATTTTGCATTAAATATCCCTAATGATTTATGTTTAGATTGCGGCTATACAGGAGAAATTAATGATAAATGTCCAATGTGCGGCGGCCAGTCTATTCAACGACTTAGACGCGTTACTGGATATTTAACAGGCGATTATAAAACAGCTTTTAATCTTGGTAAGCAACAAGAGACAGAAATGAGATTTAAACACTCTACTCTGTTAAGAGGATATAAGTAATGAATAATATTAAAAAATCAATTCTTGCGGGAATTTTAATTGGATTGGGGGTTATTATTAACCTCCAATCTAAGATCCCAGTAATTGGAGCTTTATTATTTAGCTTTGGGTTGTTAACAATTATTAATATGCAATTAAATTTATTCACAGGTAAAATAGGCTTTATTGCAAATAATTCAATACCTTTTTTATTAATAATGTTATTATTTAATTTTATAGGAATTGCGACAACAGTTGGTTTATATGCACTTGGTAACCAGAGTTTCATTGGTACTTTATCAGCTGCCGCCGCAACTAAATTTTCCAAAAATATTTTAACACTATTTTTTAATGGTATGTTTTGTGGAGCATTAATTCATTTTGCTGTAAAAAATAAACAAACAATTTTAACAATATTTGCAATTATGATTTTTATTCTTATAGGAGCAGAGCATTGCGTAGCAGATTTTCCTTATTTATTAATTAATTTTTCGTGGATAAATTTATTAAAATTAATTGGTGTTATTATAGGAAATTCGGTTGGAGCAATTTTAATTGAAGGATTATGCCAATGGAAGAAAGATATGCAGGCTTAATAACTAATGATTTTGCAAATGGTGTTGGGACATGTGTTTCATTTTGGACGCAAGGATGCCCGCACCACTGCCCAGGGTGCCAAAACCCAGAGACCTGGTCCTTTGATGGCGGGAAGCCGCTTCCTACAGATATCCGAGGTCAAATTATTAAAGCAATTAGTGCAAATGGTATAACAAGAAATTTTTCCATATTAGGCGGAGAACCGCTATGTAAAGAAAATCTTGAAGAAGTTAATAATATTGTTACCAGTGTGAGAATTGCTTATCCGCACATTAAAATCTTTTTATGGACAGGTTATACTTTGGAAGAGTTGCAAGACCAAAATGATGAAAAGATTAATCATATATTATCTCAAATTGATGTATTAATAGATGGACGCTTTATTGAGTCAGAACGAGATATTACTCTTGAATTAAGAGGAAGCACAAATCAACGCATTTTATATCGCAATGTTGATTTTTAACAAAAATTTTATTATAATATAATTAAGGAGATTTCTAATGAATAAAAATGATAAACATAATGTTTCATTAGGAACATTGTATGAATTTAATAAGCAGCTAATGTTAAAACATGGCCCTTGTGATCAAATAGAATTGGACCGAGCTAAAAAGCAATTACAAGAGTGGTTTAATTGGCAAATTGACGCATATGCAATGTTGCTTTGCCGCGAAAGATATGATTTTACTATATTCCATTTATACCAAAATGCAAATCCTAACCCTCCTGAAATTGCAGCAACAGAGCTTATTAATCTGCTTAAAAATAGAGGAAAAATCCTTTCCATTGAGAAAGACTCCAACACTATTAATAATGCTTGGGAAATTTGGCTTGATATAAATGGAGAAGCGTTTGCTTATTATTTATTTAATTGTGACGATTGGACTGTTGAATGCTAAAAGAAAGGATTGTATAATATATGAAAAAAATTATTGGAATTATTCATCCTTTTGATATTTATCAAACTTTTTATGTTTATGAAGATGGTAATAAGCTTGAGGTTGTACAGACTACAATAGAAAATATTCCAGACACTGTTTTTAGATTATCTCAAGTGTATGACACTTATCAAGTAGATTTATCTGGCGCAGAGCGATTCAATAGAGGAATTATCAAACAAATTAAAGAAAAAGAAAGTACCAAATATAATAACAATAAATTAATTATAAAAAGTATTTAAGAGATAAAAGGAGTTTAATAATGTCTAAATATTTAGTTAGTACAGTTGAAACTTATCGAGTTGATACAGAAGCGGAAGCAACAAAGGCTATTGAAGAAGCAAAGAATGATGGTTCTTATATTCTTAGCAAATATACTAATGAACATAAAGAGCAGAAATCAAAAGGTGAAGTTGTTGATGACTATTGGAAGCTTACTTTAACCAAAGTCTTTAATAATATTAAAGAACCTGAATCAGTTGTTACTGTAAATTATGAGGTGGAATAATGGCAACAGCAAATGAAATTCATGTTTCTGCAATGTGGGATTTAACGGCAGAAGTAAAAGTAAAAAAAGTTGGTCCTTTTTCAAAACTTCCAACAAGAGGAAGTGACAATGCGGCGGGCTATGACTTATATGCGGCAACCGATCATAGTACTAGAATCCCGCCCCATAAAACAGTAATGATTGGGACTGGGCTCTCGTTTGAGATTCCTGCGGGGACTTTTGCTGCAATATTCGCAAGGTCTGGTATTGCTAGTAAGCGCGGCCTTCGTCCCGCAAATTGTGTAGGTGTGATTGATAACGATTATCGAGGTGAGGTCATCGTTGCACTTCACAACGACACAGATGAAGAACAGATTATTGAAGCACATGAAAGAATTGCACAGCTTGTTCTTTTACCTTTTATTGAAATGACTTTTATTCCGTCTGAAAAGTTATCCAGCACAGTACGAAATGATTCTGGTTTTGGAGATTCTGGCAAATTTTAATATATAAATAAAATAAGGGGCAGATGAAATTAATCATCTGCCCCATTTTTTTATTCTACAGGTAAATTCGTGTTTATATTCCTTCCACCATTTGCATATGTTGCAAAATCAACCACTGCTTTAAACTGCTTTGGATCAAAGCTTTCTACGATCTTAGCCGCGGTTTCCGCATTTGCAGGTAAGTTGTCAATTAATTGACTAATGATTGCTGCAACACTCATTCTACTGGCGGTACTAGCTTCCTTAATTGCGTTAAGTTGAGCAAAAAGCTCATTATATTCGTCTTCGTTAATTGCCTGGAAAAACAACTCATAAAAACCATTGCTCTTTAAAGTGTCATATAGCTTAAACTCATCTTCTCTTTGTTTTTCTGTAAATGAAATATTTGTATACATATAAACTAAATTTAATTCAAAATATAAATTTAATTTAAATTCATTATAAGCACCATTTTCTAATGATTTTTGTAATGTAATCATTAATAAATCATATTTATCTTGGGCCGGCAGGTATTGAAACACCTAGACCTTTTGCCCTTTAAAATCAAAAGTTTTTACATCAGTATTAACCTTTAATTTCATATTTGCGTAAGATACTTTCATATTAAATCTCCTTTTAACTCATCGTTTTATACTAATTATAGTATACCACAAAATTTTTATTTTGTCAAACCCAAGTTGGTTTATATGTGACTCGAATTTTTTGTTTATGCAAATCATTTAAGACATTATAAATTCTGTCTCGAACACTTGTTGCTTTGCGGTTAGGTAAAACTATAGAATCAATTTTACTTAATCCACCAATTAAATGACTATTCTTATTTATAATATCTGCGATATTAGCCACAAAAACCTTCCCTGTAGTTGAGTCTATTGCTACAAAAACATTTGCAGCTTGTGCATCTTTAAATGGGTTACCAGTAGAGAAGGCCTCAATAGCAACTTCTTTTTTAACAATATCATCTAAATTACTTTTTGTTGCTTTATTTTTTCCTGGATGCGCAGTATGTAAGTTTAGCCAATGGTTTCCAAAGTTTTCAGCATATCCATTTAAAAATGTAATTGTAGAAAATAAATTAAGCTCTTTTTGTACATCAACTTTCTTTCCGGGTATACTAGAATAGTTTTTGACAGAAGCAAAAATATGTTGGTCATTGACATTAATCTAAACGTCTACCTTATCTTGCGTCATACCGAGCATATATTTAGTACCATCTTCAGAACTTGTATTTAAAAAATGTTTAGATCGATCTTGTTTTAATACAAGATTACTTTTATCTATTAAAATTTTGGTTCTATTTTGCCCTTTGATAGCATTTTGCATAAAAAGGTTTGCATCTTCATTAGCTATAGATTCAATTTTATCATCGCAAGCTGCAACAAGCATTTCTCCAAAATAACCTCGAATATTAGCTGCTGCACCTTTATAAATACTTTCTCCAAGCGCTTTTTCAATTTGACTAATAGATGCTTCTGTAACTGAAAAATTTATTGGTAAATGAGTATACTATTCAAATAAATTAATTAAAAGATTTAAATCAGCTCCACTTTGAGGCTGTTCTCCAGTATTAATTTTTGTAATTAAGGCTTGAATTTGCGATAATAAAGCTAAAGCTCGCTTTCTTCTATTTAATAAATCTCTATAAGATGAATCTGTCTTCCAGGCCGGACCATAGCCACCTTGTGCATTACCTCTTGCCCCAAAGGCACCCTTTACCGCATTAATATCAGCAGCCCTTTCATATAATACTTTATAAATTTCATTTATATATTTCTGTTGATAATAACTATACCATTCATTTTTATCTTTTGAGATTTGTTGGCTAGAATTAAGTTTTAATCGTTGCTATAAAGTTTTAATAGTACTATCTATAGTATTTTGATTTCCGTTAATTGATGCATTTTTTATTCTTGAATCTAAAAGACTAATACTATAATTGGCAGAATTAGCTCCACTCTCATCTTGTCTGGTAACACCATATTTTTGATAATTTTTATAATATAAATGAATATACTAGCCTAATGCGCTCATATTATTCACCTCATATATAACAAAAAACTGGGAGGATAAAAATCCCCCCAGTTTTTATTTTAATTATTTATCAACTATTAGTAGCGTTGTCTGTCTCGCCATCAGACGTTCCATCAACAGAGTCTGCAATAGATTCGTCAATATTGAATCCAGTTGGATGAGGGAACAGAGGCTTAGCTTCAGACTTAGCTTCGGTTGCATCATCAACCACCTGAATAGCACAAAGAACTTTATTAGTCTTGTTAAAGTATGTGTATCCAGGGAATACGTCCATTGTAAAGGTGAAGGTACTAGGATCACCAGTAGAAGCCATCGAGAATGTGAAGTTGGACTGAATCTTGACATTCGGGAATGTAAGGTTCGCAGGAAGGTCTTTACCATCAGCCTGACGTCTGAACAATGTATCAGCTTCAACATAGTAATATCCACCAAAGTGCTCGGCATCGATTTGAAGCTCGGATACGGTGCCTTCCTTCTTCAGTACATAGTAGTCAACCATGATGGCACCTTCAATACCAGTGCCCTTGGGATGAGTTAAAGCCTTGCCCTTATTTTCACCAGTTGCCTTAACACTCCAACCAGTCATAACCTCACCAGTTAAATCACCATAGTCATCTAACTTCATAACATAGATAGGAGCGGTTGGGCAAATAGATTCAAGAGACTCTAAAGCATCGGTTAAATCAATTTCAGCAGCGTCGCCGCTGTTGTCAATAACCGCATTCGTGGTCTGATGGAAATGCACTAATTTAGTGGAATCAGCGGCACCCTTAATAACACCAGCACCAGAAAGCATAGCGAAACTAACAGGAGAAAGCAGAGCGTCTTCAACAGTAAATGTAAGAGTTTTCTCACCTTCCCAAGCGATTAAACGAGTGTTACCACGTCCGCCTGTTGCATATACAGTGGTAGCAGCGCCTTCCATAGAAGACGTTTTTGCGGTATCCAGATAGAAGACTGGCTGACCTTTAGCAAATGTCTTGTTACCAATTTTCTGTTCGTTCTTTGCTCTGAATACAACGTTAGCAATTTCACGTACACCAAATTTCATTTGGATTTCCTCCTTATATTTTGTACAAAATATTATTAATAACTATTAAATTAACTCTCATGGATATCCTTTAACCAGTCTTCCGGATCATCAAGACCAGTAGCCCCAGCAATCCTATATTTTTCCCAAGAGTCGTATTGTAATTTCAATTCATATCGGTTAAATTCATCCATTAATTGATAAACAGTATAATTCATTAAATCATTTATATCTTTTTTCTCACCAACAGCAAGAATAGATATATAACGACTAAACATGGCAATTTTTGTATCCGGCGCCAGCTCCGCCTTCTTTTCGCGGCCGCGCTTGATTTTGTTAGCAATCTTGCGGGCCAAATCGCCACTTGGATTATACTCTTTATTTTCCTTATCAGTAAGACAAAACATACTAATCAAAATTTGCTTAAAAGTATCAAAATTTTCTTCGTTAATTTCACCTACTTCTCCAGTCTAATGATTTCGCAATTGTATTGTCTCTTTACCCAACAAAATCTAGCTTGTTGGAAATAATAATGCAAGAAGAGATATAACATTTAGACGCGCCTATTGAGCCTCTAAATTTTTTTCCTGTATCATCATCATTATTATATTAAAATTTGACCTATTCAATAAACCAACTTTGTCCTAATCTGCTAAAATTTCTTTATTAAATTTTAATAACTAGCATCCTGGCCAAAATCGTTGTTCTGTAATATAAGCAATTTCTTTTAAACGCGGCTGATGGATAGTTAATCTTGCCTCCGGGAACGGAAGATCATTCCCGGAAAGCAAGAGCAATTCATCAATCATCATCATCGTCATTTTTCCTATCTATCCAGCCATGCGCACTCGGAAGAACGTCGTCTGTTCCATGGATAGCAAAATATGTTAAAGTATATCCAGATAAGGTTTCATCTAATACTAACTCATTACATCCACCAAACTGGAAGGTGCCTATTCCTGACAACCGCGCATTATTAAGAATACCATCTATATATCCACAAATTTTTAATGGGCGAACCCTAAAATCACCAAGATCCCAATAGTCGGTGTGACAAAGCACATCAATATAAACATTACAATCTCTAAATTGAGGATTTTGATCATTTGGTTTGAAGTTATCAAAAGAAATAATTAAATAACTTTTAATTTCTTCATGTTCAGGCATTTTAACCTTTGGTTCAAATTTAATATAACCCTATTCCCGCAATTTTGCAAGACTCATATCTTTAATTGCATTTTTATAAACAACACTTGTTTTATTATCTAAACAGTCTTTTGTATTTATTACCAATAGTCTTTTTAAATCATCACTATATGGTTGACTTTCAATAAATAATTTCCGTAAGATTGCTTCTAAATCTTTTTCACAAGATAAAAATGAAGAAGTAAAATCAACGGGTCTTAAAGCCAAATCTTTTTTCATATGTTTTGTTTACTCCTTTTATCTCTTATAAAGCAGTTATTGTTACATCAAGAGTAACATCCTGCTCTTGTGTTCTATAAATCAAAGTAAATGTTCCCAACTAACCAATAGAAACATTTAATGGAATAATTTTTAAAGAACTATGTAATGATTGCTCTTCATTTTTCCATTTAATAAGCCATTCACCATTTTCAGCATTATGAATTTCATAATAAGCTTTACTGTACTGTCGAACTTCAGTAGGACCATCTATATATGCAGCGTTCGTGTTTATAGGCTCTTTTTCACCAGTCTATGCAGACTTCTAAGCGGCCGCCGCATCAGCAATCGAATTTTCAAAATATTCATCTAAGAACACTTGAATAATTCCATCTCCATAATACGGGTCAACGCCAACAATGTGCCAAGTCTTTTCTTTATTATATCTTGGATCTAATACTTTTATAGTTTTAAATCTTTCAAAATATTCATTAGTATTTTTATCCGCGGTAATATACATAACCAAGGAATAATTTAAAGTATTCCATTCAATGCCAGCTTTTTGAGTCCATTCAATAGACGTTTCAACTGGTCCGCGAATATAAACCCAATAAGATTGATCATTAACTTTTACCTATTGATCGCACCTGCGGATTTCAGATCTAAAATAAGCATCCTATTCAAGATACTATAAATAAACTAACCAATGAGTATCTGTTTCTTTCCATGTAAAAACATCACCAGGTTTTATATCAATATCAACCTATCCCTATGACGTTTTCCCAATCCTGGGGGCATTTAAACAAATGTCTTTATAAGGAATAGAAAGAATTTTATTATCATATGCGGGTTTATTTTTGTCTGGATTGATTAAACATCTAAACTACCTGCCATCTGATAAAGTTGCGGTTGCCGCCTGATAGGAGTACAATAAAGCTTTCTTTAGACTTCTTAATTTATCATTAATAAATCTTTGCTATTGATTGCCGCCATAGTACTATAATCTTTTATTTAATAATTCTAAAGACATATAATAATTTTCACCCCCATTTATAATTAACTCTTGATTCAAATATTGATGTTAAATCTTCTTGTTCAACCCAAGAATTATTTATTTTTTTATAAATTTTGGTAAATTGCATTTCTACCCAAGAATTATTGATTTTTGAAAAAAGAATTGCACCTCTGCCGCAAGAAACAACTATTGTATGCGCTGCAGATACATTTGCTATTTTATAAATATAATTTACAATTCTATTATTATTTTTATCTATTCCCTATTCATATTCTAATGATGATGTCTTATCAACGTTGTTATCCATTAAAGTAACAACAGCAGAAACATCATCTGGAACAATAACTAGTCTATAAGAATCGCCATCTAGCTTTACAACTTGTCCATCTGAATATAATTTACAATTATTACCACTTGCTTCAATAAAATAATAATCTACATCACCAAAAACAAAAATTAAGCTATGTTTTTGTTGAATATTATTTAAAGTATAAGTATAATTGCCTCCAGCGCTAGTGGCTTCAATGCTTGTAACCTTCCACTGTAAAGAATCGCTATTAGCATTAGATGCGTCATCTTTACCATATTTAATATCAATAAAATGCTCTCCTGCAGAAACTGTATAAGTAACAGTTTGCGCACTAGAACTATTAGTACACATTGCAATCTAATAATTACTTAAGCTATCTGATGGAGAAGATCCATTAGACCCTGCGGTTAAACCATCTGTCGCAACCTCAATATCTAATTTACCAAACATTCCATAATCGTAATTGGCTTCGGCATAATTTATATAAGTAATAGTAACTAAACAATCACTTTCAAAATTTAAGTTTAATCTAGCAACAGAAGCCGATTTGGAAACTCCGTCATTAGTAGATACATAGTATCCAGTAGAACTATTAAATTCAAATCCATAACTTGCATCAGCAACTTTATTAGTTACTGTATAAGTATTAGAAGGAGTCCCGCCTGCCAATTGACTAGTAATATCAACTCCATTATCCAAAGCAAGAGTTAACTGGGGGTCAGTTGGTTCAATAGTAATTACCTGATTTGTTCCTGCCTCAACTCTTGTAGTTCCTATATTAGGGTCTGTTATTGCATTAATAGCAGAAATAGTAATTGGATAATAAGTTTTTTCTGGATCTTCCTATGGAGGAATAAATGCACCAGCCTACTCAATAGTAATAACATGGTCTGCAGCAATATCTTCAATAAGATATTCCCAATAATAATCTCCACCACTTGAGGGGACTGTATACTCCACTGTCCAAGTAATACCAGTAGTTAAACCACCATAATAACCAATAGTAAAACCAACCCGCGCATCATCTTTTAATTCTGCCACTGTCCAAGAGCCAGGTGTAATATTAACAATATGACTACTTGTTGAAGTATAAGAAACTTCAGTTCCTTTTTCAGTTGTTCCATAATAAGTATTTAATGTTGCAATTTCACTAGAATAAGAGGCGTTTTCAAGATGACCATATGCTTGTACAGTCATTGAAGTAATTGTAGCATTATTTGGAATATCATCAAAATTAAAATGATAATAAATGGTTGCAGAACTTCCACTAGAACCAGAATAGTCATTGCCAGTTTGACTAGAAGGATTATCAACACCATGACCAATAGTTGATTGATATCTCGTTCCACTAATTGATCCTGAAGTTGTATACGATGCGGGCACTGCCTATACAGTACCACCAGTCTATTTTTCTTTTCTAATTAAGTCAGTTGTTATATCAACATTATTATCAAAAACAGTAACATCATCTAAAGAGGCTGCATTTATAATAACAGAACCATTTTTTCCTTCAAATAATTCTTGAGTTGCGGGCTCCGCTGTAATTCCATCCACACTGCTGGTGGCTGTAACCGTATAAACCGTGCCAGATATCGAATAATTAACAGTAAAAGTTGCTCCATAAAATCTAAAAGAATAGGTTGAAGTAGTGTTTGAAGTGCCTCTTACTCCATGTAATCGAATTCTTGCATCCTATAACTCTGCTCTTGTCCAGGTTCCCGCAGATAATGTTACAACGCTAGTACTATTAGATACCGTTGCGGCGCTTCCCTTTTCATTTGTACCAGAAAAAAGTTGCACCTATCTTGTTCTAATACGGCTTGAGTTTGTCGTATTTATATATGTTTTTGTAGTACAACTAACTGATTCAATTGTAGCTTCTGCAGGAATATCACTAAAATCAAAAGTGTAATAAATATATGTAGTTGCTCCCGAACCAGTTGTAAGGTTAATAGTAGCATAAGAAGTATTAGAAGAATCATTATATCCATTGGCCTAATTAGAAATTGAAGCATAGGCATGATCCGCCGCAATCCCAGTCGGATGGGCAGAAGCAGTCTAATCTATATTAATTATTCTTGACATCTTTTGTCTCCTTAGCTTTGAATATAAATATCTCCATTAACACCAACAGAAGAAGAGGGTGCTGAAGAACCTTGATAAATAGTTTGGACAACCAAACTTCCTGTACTTTGCACCCCATCCGCACCATGGAAAACCTTTCCGCTTACAACATCCGCGGTAGTTACAGTATCTTCAGTAAGATCTATTAACACTTCATTTCCAAAAACAATTTTATTCTTTGCCATGGCTTATTACCCTATCGTAACTGTCTTTCCTCCTGCCGCATTGTCTGTTTCAACATAGGGAATAGCATTAATTGTTACTTGGCTTAAATAGTCATATCCAGCATCCGGGAGAACTGTTTGTGCTGTCTTTGCGGGAGTTGCGGTTTTACTCTGAACGCTGATAGCTTCACCAGAATAGGTACCCGTTACACCCAAGATCTCAACACCAGATTTAATGTTTCCAGCAATGATTTTTGCTTGTTCTGTTGAATCAATGGAGACCTTACCAGAACCATCATGATAACCTTGCTGAACTGTATATTCTCCATCTACTGTACTAATGCTACCAGAAATAGCTCCCCTATTGGGCATTGTACCAGTTAACTTACTACCATTTTTATATGCAGTTTTTGTTGAAAGTATCTAAGCGGCGGTTGCTGTTGCATCAGAAGTGTCTGCATCATACGCACAGGTACCAGTACTTGGCGCACCACTTGGCAAGTGAAATTTTTTGCCAGACAATACGTCTGCCGCAGTAACGTCATCAGTACTAATATCAATAATAACATCGCCGCCGTATATAACCTTATTTGCATATTGATTATTTGCCATTTATTTCTATCTCCTTAATCTCCAATAATAAATGTCATTCCAGTTATATTTGAGGTCCAATATGTAGGAATTTCTTGTACAATAATATCTTTTTTTAATATTTTTTTATCTGTGTCAAGAATTTGTTCATTGACAGATGGAGTTACTATATAAGCACCATCATAAGGAGCTCCTCCAACAGTTTTAGGAATCTCAATATTTTTCACTTCTATTGTTGGATTTAAAAAAAAAGACCCAATTAATTCCTATACATTACTAACCTCGCCGCTTATTGTTTCAGTAGGAGAAATATCTGAAGAAATATTAATAATATTAGATATTTCTCCCACTAACTCTATAGGAGAACTTATATCACAATTAATTTTAATTATTTCATCAGTGTGCGTTGGCATTTTATAATACCTCTTCTCCTGTTGTAAAAGTTCCAAATAAAAAAGTGTCTTTATGACCAAGAGAATCAGTTAACTAAATATCATATACATAAGTTTTTTTCATAGGAAGTTCTTTTGTATCCTATGGCTCAATTTCAAGAATTAATGTATCTATTGGTATCTGTTTAACTAAAACTACTTTATCATCTGAATCGGTATATTTTGCCTTCATAGCAAAACGAATAGAAGACCCCTCTTCAGGGATGTATTCTTCTCCGTTTTTTACTAATTTTAATTGTAAAAATAAAGAATCCCCTCTTGTAAGAGTTATATCAGTTCCATTAATTAGATGCATGATTTCTCCTTTATTTTTTTTCTATCTATTTCTATAATTCATTCATTAATCCTAAACATTCAAAAATGGTTCTTCTATAACAAGAAAAATCATCTTCATCAATTAATGAATAAAGTCCCTATAATTTATTTAATAACGGGAAAAAGATTTCTGAATAATCACAATTCATTAATCTTTGCATCCCGGCCAATTCTTCTAATATTGTCTATAAGGGTTTTACCCAGTCAGCACCTTCCTACCGACTGGGTAAAAGTTTATAAATTTGATTTATAAGATTTTGTAGTCTATAGGAAATTGCTTTATTATTTATTTCAATATTATATTTTAAAATCATAAAGCCTCCTGAAAAAAATCTATTTATTATATTTATAATATCAATTTTTCTTTACCAAAATTAAATTAGAAAGCTTCATGGCGGCAACCACTACTCCACCATAAGTAATGACAGCGCGGTCTCCATCAATTTGCTTTACTGTATAATTTCTTTTATATACAAAGTTTGCAAGTCCATGACCATCATAGTCTTTTGCGCCATCGACTAACTTAACGGTATCTCCAACAGCAATTGTTTCTGTTTTGGACACGACTTGTTTACCTTTGGCGGTGGTGATATACACAGCATAACCAGCTGCTTTCAATTTCTTAGCAAGGGCTTCCGCATTCACCATATTCTTAAATGCGCCCACCTGTACGCGGTAAAGGCCCTCATATTCCGTCATAAACGCGTCCGCCGCAACTTCCTTAGCTTGTGCAAGCAAACGTTCCGCATTCTCTTTCTTAGAAAAAGCACCAAGTTGGACGCGATATAATGTAACAGGTTCAACTGTTGCCTCTTGCTGTTTACCCACCAGCCGCGCATTTACTTTTTCAACAATGTCTGGGAATTTACTTTGTAAGTAAGGACCGGGACATGCGGTTGCTGAAAACATATTATGACGAGTTAAATTACCAGTCTTATCGCCAGTGTAAATTAACTTTTTAATATCATTACGCTGACAAATATCTACACATAAATCAATTAATTTAGCATAAGCTTTATCACTAACTGGCCAATTAGGACCAGCCGCACTATTTGCAACCTCAATGGTCACCGCCATATTATCATTTTCACTATTAGAAGACGTCCAAGCGCGTTTATCTTCTGGTACATACATGGCTACACGACCATCAGAATCAATACCATAGTTAGCAGAAGCATAATTTTTAGGATTAGCAAACGTGTTGCCAACACCCTCAAGAGTGCCGTTAACGACTGCCATATGGTGAATAGTAATTTTACTAATTTTAGCAGTTCGTTCAGAACAGTTTGGACTTAATTTTGTATATTCAACATATTTACTATTACTCATGTTAAAGTTCCTCCATTTGCAATATTTGTAAACACAGAATCCATCTGTGTACCAACCGACCATCCATCAACACCAGTAAGCGGTACCCGCCATAATTCTATTACATATTGACAGCGAATATCTTCAACCGCATCAAAATAAGTCTGCGTAAGGTAGCTTGCGTTTCCGCGAATCGCAATAACCGGAGTCTTAATCGTAAGATTTTTATTACTTCCTATTGTTGGAGCTACCAAATCTTGTCTTGCACAGTATGAAATACTTGTGTAGATTGAAAGAGCTGTTGCACTACTCCAGTAAAGCTCTCGCCCGTATCCGCCTCCAACAATTTGCGAATACACTCCATATGATTTTGTGCCGTCAAGAGTGGTCATCTGCCCACTTGGATTATATAACCACTCATAAAAGCCGTATGAAACTGCATAGTCTTCTCTACCTTTACCAAGAGTTGCAATATTGTATACGGGTATAGTCAACGTTCTCATTGTCACAAAATATCGATAGGTTGTCGGAGTTCCAACATAGACCTCAAGGTTTTGCCCCGTTCGAATATTGGCATTAGTTGTGCTGTAAGCTGGAATCGTCAGCCCCAAATCCGATACAACGTACTGATCCATCGTCCATTTATCAACAAGTTCCGCATCAGAACGAAGTACGCCCATCCGCACTGAGCCACCGGATCCTCCACCAGCGGTGCCCGCAACTCCAAAAATTGATTTACCAGACACAATATTTTCAGGAACCAGATTAGCGTCGCCCTCAATTGATTGAGGTCCAGAACAGTATGTTCCAGGATAGACTACTACTCTTGTCGAAGTACTAGGAGTATAAACTTGAGTCATCGCCACCGGCATCGACTTCGTTAATGAAACATCAACATCTGTTGCAGTACCTTCTGTTATATATCCGGCAGTTACAACAGGTGTCACAGAAACTGTTTTATTAAAAGTTAAAGTGTTTCCATTTGTTGTAAGAGTAGGATTAGTATCGGTTATTGAAGCGGGCGCGGTCGCACTTCCAGTTCCTACGCTTTTCGTCACAGTAGTGGCATAATATCCCGTAGGAGTTGTAACCGCCCCTCCTGATACTGTCACATCTAGACCAGTTTTTGTTGCAATAGTTCCAGTATATTTTGTTCCTTTGGAATAGGCGGTTACTCCGGAGAGCATTTGACTTCCACTTGTTAATGTTGCATCGGAAGTATCTGTCCCTCCAGAGCCCCCTCCAGTCTGAATATTATCAACAGCGGTTTTCATTTCACTTAAAGTCATTGGAGTCGCAACCCCAGCCTTTGTAGAAATGCTGTCCGCCAAATCATCTAATTTATTTTTTGTTACAATAACTTTATCTGCCATTTATTGATCAGCTCCTTTCTTTTATGTTGTACTTCCATAAGAAGCTGAATCTCCATTATCTGGCCCAACGGTCTCGGCAATTACAAACCAAATATCTCCTGCAACCTGATTTGTTGGCTGAGTTTTTGAAAAAACAATATGATTATTAATTCTATCTAATACTGCGGCGCCAGTTGGAAGCGTTGTAGAACTATTAGTTACTGTAGATGCAGAGTCCAATAAAGCTGCGGTTCCGAGTCCAAGGTTAGCGGGTGTAATATTAACGGTACCAGTTCTATAGCTGACCTCCGCATCTCCTTTGACCCCACGAACCGCAGTACTATCTTTTATATTATACTAATCGCCATTAGGAAGAGTAATTTTGGAAATATCTGCCATAAAATTACCCCCTTAAATTAACTCACTGTAATTGTTTCTTGAGTCCCCTCAAATGTCGGCTGAGAAACAGTACCCGCCGCAGTTGTAGTACCAGAAAGTTGTGCTTTTGTTCCAGTAAAGGTTGGTTGAGAAACGGTTCCTGTTGGGGTTCCAGCTACATCAACGTCGTCTGGAATTCCGGTAAATGTTGCACTAAAAGTTGCTGGAACTTGAATATTTCCAGTAACTAATCTAGCTCCAGTTCCAGAGAAGGTCGGCTGAGAAACACTACCAGTAGCAGTTCCGCTTACAGTAACATTTCCTTCGGTTCCTGTAAAACTTGCACTAGTAGGAACGGCAATATTACCAGTAACTAATCTTACTCCAGTACCGGTAAACGCAGGAGCAGAAGCTTCATATGAAGCATCTCCATTTTTAACTGTAACATTTGATGTTGTAATAGATGCTCCAGTTGTATATCCTAATTGATAAAAACTTAAATTTTCATCATTTACGCTATAATAAGTAATAACATTTGCTGGTGCGGTTGCTCCAGGTGCGGCAGCAACTACTGTTTTTGCAACTGTTACACTGGTTGGGTTTTTAATAGTAGTAGTGCTACCAGCAGCAGCTACTGAAATTGTTGGAGCTGCAACACTTCCCTATGGAGTATAAGTGGCAGTCCCACTGGATGCTTTACTTACAGTTGCAGTTTTATTACTAGTAGTAAGATCCACGCTTCCCGCCGGAGTAAATTTACCAGTTGAATTAAACGAAGTACCAGAAAAGGTTGGCTGAGAAACGGTGCCAGCAGGAGTATATGTTACATCGCCTTGGTCTGCGGCGGAAACTAAAGCAGTTTTATTTGTATTGGTTGCAATTGAAACAGACACATCGCCGCTCGGAGAAAACGTCCCCGTAGATATAAATCGAGTACCTGTAAAGGTTGGTTGAGAAACAGTGCCCTTAGGCTGATAGTTTCCACTCGTACTATCTGTCGCAGTTATCGTTACATTGCTACTGGAACCAGTAAAAGTAGGCTGAGAAACTGTGCCTTTAGGCTTATAACTAGCTGTTGCGCTATCTTTATAGGCTAATGCACCAAGAGAATCTAAACTTCCTAGCGCATGCCATTTACTATCCGGACCCCAAATAAATTCTTCAGTTCCATAAAAGAATAACTGACCTGCAGCAGGCACCAATGTTTGTCCGTCTACTGTAGGAGACTGGGAGCCGCCATCTGTTAACGGAGTACTAGATACGCCTACGAAAACAACGGCGTCGCCGCCAACAATTGCCTCAATTGCACTTCTTGCATAAGCATCTTTTAAATCATACACTGATCCACTAGGCAGTGTAATTTGAGAAATCTAAGGCATATAATTTCTCCTTTCTTCAGTTTCTATTTAAAACTAAATTTTCTTCATGTAGAGATAAATTAAGTTTATTATTCCAAAACATTTTTTCTTCCTAAGTAACATGGATAGAATGATTATTAATATGATCCATCAAAAGCTACTCAAGGTCTTCGCCCCCAACACTATTAACAAAAGGCAAATCAATCAAATATCCTTTTCCATCTCCAACTTTTAATCCAGGAACGACAATCTCTTCACCATCTTTTTCTATTGTTTTATAATTTGTATAAATATATAAAACATCTTTTTCAGAAATTAAAGCTGGATTCATATTCCATTGTTCTTTTGTTTTTGAATAATAAATTAATCTATCATGCACTATATGTTGAATTTTACTCCATAAGTAAGAGACGCCCTAAGGATCTAAATATTTTGGCATAATGTTCCTCCCATCTTCTTACTATGAAGAAAATATATCATCTAATTCATCATGATTAATTCTTGACATATCAAGTTCATCAAATGTTTTATTTCCCAAAAGCACATTTGATTCAATTTGTGGTTTATTAATTAAATCTTCATAATTAATAACATTTCTATTTTTATATTCATCTTGCACCAAATCACTAGAAGGATAATACGTAGGTTGCATTATTACTCCAAGAGTAGAACGCATAACACCGCGTTTATCAGGAATTCTTCTCTTATATAATCTTTGAAGATGAAAACCTTCTCTTTCATAATCCTTTTTTAATTGCAAAAGTTTTTGCATATGGTTTGCTTGAGAAGTAAATTTAAAATCAGAGCCGCTATATTTCATGCGCGTATTTTCTACGCTTGCCAGTTGTTGGCTCAGCCATTCCACAATCATATAAACTGCAAGAATATTTATTTCTTCATGTGTTAATGAATTATTAAAATAACCACCATCATAAACAATAGCAACAACTTCTTCATAATTACTTTCTACCCCTTGATAGGTTGTTTGATCAACAACCTCAAATAACTCATAATTCCACAAGTTCACACGCGGAAATTCAAATTTTTCAATAGCAGAAAGTAAAAGCTGCTCTAACATTCTAAATGTATCTAGCTATGTCAGCTCTAAATACATATCATCTGTAATTTTTGAAAGGAAGGAGTCATATACAAGTGAAAATGAAGTTGTATTCATTTATATACCTCCTGTTAAAAAAGATTATTCTTCTTTTGGGGTTGGCTTATACCGACGTCCTGAAGGTGCGGGCGCCTCATTATGAACGCGACGAGTAGCTGGTTTAGCTTCTTCCTCAACCGCATCATCTCCGCCATCGTACTTTGTATTTTTTACCTCAATTGCTCGAGTTACATCAAAACCAAATTTATCTTTAATAGCCTCTCTCTTCTTAACATCATTTAATGGAAGATTAACGGCCATTTCTTTAATTAACTCATGTACGCTTGCTGGAGCAAAATCTAAGCAATCTAAGAATTCATCTAAAGTGCCCGTCTCCATCAATTTCTTGATGTCTTCTCTACTATAAAAATATTCTGGTTCCGGCTCTAAATTAAACAGCTTTGCCGCAACATTTTTATCAGCAATTTCAAGATATTCTTTTAAAATTGTTTCTCCGCCGGGAACATAAGATAACTTTTCCAATTCTTCATAAGAAATTTCTTTGGTCTCACCAGGATAGAAATTTCTATAAACGCCTAAGTCTTCAACTTCGTAGCCAACGCTACCAGAAAATCTATTAATAACTTTAACTAAAGTGTTTTTATCAATATTCATATTATAATCTCCTTTTATCTCCTTAATACAAAGAATAGGGGAGAATTATTTAACTCTCCCCTATTTTATTTTTATTACTATTGATTATCTTGAATCGGTGCTACAGCTTTCGTCAGAGAAGTGTTACGATATACACAGATACCAGGATGCTGTAAATAAGTAGCAACACCGACCTTTTGATAAGTCTGAATCTCAGTAGACCAGTCACGATTATCAAAAGATTTTACCTGAGCTCCGCCCTCAAATGCAACTTTAACTGGCTTTTCAGTTCCAGTAGGAATAATCCAAGCGTAAGAAGGATCAATAACCTTCATGCTGTTGGTTTCATCCGTAAAGGACTGCGGAAGAATAATTACATTGTGACCCTTATAGGTTGCAAAGTAACCATTGTTCCAAACTTCATCAGCCATACGATCAGACCAATGAGCGCTAGCCGCAGGAAGCATGGTCGCCGCAAACTCATAAGTGCAATAAATTGTGCTCTTGCCATAAGCATCAGCGGTTTGAAGGAGCTGATCCATAGCAGCCTCAATAAATTTAGTCTGAACGGTCTTATTGTAAGCACCAATATTGCTAACAGTAGCAACAAGAGCACTAGCAATTTCACGATAAACCGCTTCATCCATACCTTCAAGTACAAGACTGTAATAATCATTCATGGTCATGCGGCCATCAAGTAACTCTTCCCACTCAATACGAGAAGCGCCGCCGTATGCAGAGGTAGGAACCTCAAGAGTACGACCATCAAGCTTGAAGACTTCATAGCGGCCAGCAAGACCAACGCGGGTTACAAACTGCTTAGCGCGCTTTTTGGAAGCTTCGCTGATTCGAATATTATAAACTGGCTTAACGCCCTGCGGGAAAGTACGAACATCCGCAAACTGGCCATAAGCCTGAAGAACCTTCTGAGGAAGAACCTCAGTAAGACCGACTTCCATAAGAGTATAAATAAGATTCTTATTTTCTCTGAAGTCCTGAGGAGTAGAACCAAGTTCATTTAACTCCTTAATAAATGTTTTATTTAAAGCTTCTGCAGAAAGCTTCTCTCCACCAAAGGAATAAGCAACAGAAGGATTTAACGAAGCCTTAGCGTTAGCCTTGGCCAGTTCAATAAGTTGATCTCTTGTCAATGCCATTTTCTTTTCCTCCCCTATTACTGAATTCTCTGGACTTTAACACCAGGTGTGCCATCCGGCATTGTATAAACCTTAACGACTTGCCATACCATGCCAGCATTTGGTTTAGTTTCAGCTTTTGCTAAGAAGCCATTAGCATTAACAGTTAAATAGTCCCCAGC